ATTTATGCTATATAATGTGGGCACTATGAAAAAACGAACATTAAAAGAGGAAATTGAAAGAATTAAAAAAATAAATGGATTAATAAATGAACTTTATCATGAAGACGATGATGATTATCTTTATGATCCAGAATACTATGAACAAGATTTAGACGATCCTGACGAAGAGGAAAGTGATGACGATGATGAATCAATGAGTGATTTTTCACATGAAATGTTGGTTTCACCTAGGAAATTTGATGAAATACCACTGAAAAAAAATAAAGAAGAAGAAGGTGAGCCCGATAGTGGATTTTATGGCCCAGAAGATGCTGACAACATCTTTAATAAACTTAAAAATAACGAATTATTGGCTTCGGATATAGATAAAAGAGCGTTAACACAATTACTTAATATTGGTGTGATTGAATTTAATAAAGACAAGGAAAAGTATGAATTAGAACAAATGAGGGGAAAATTAAAACGGGGTGTAGATGATTTTGACCTCGGAACATTTAAGTTTATAAATCGTAAAACCAATGATGATCTTGGTTCAATCATAAATGACCAAAATGTATTTCGTGTTTTTATAAATAATGCCATTGAATTGTATAAGAAAAAGAGATGAATACATATGGTATAGATTTTCCATTTAGGGATAGTGCAAAGGGACATTATCTAAAAATGACCGCCACACCTGAAAGAGAAGTGAGGGCAAATCTTATTCATTTGTTACTAACAAGAAAAGGTAGTAGATATTTTTTACCTGATTTTGGTACGAGGTTATATGAATATATCTTTGATCAAAATGATATTGTTACACATAATAACATTGAGGAAGAAATACGAGAAGGGGTAAGAAAATATATTCCAAATTTAGATATAAATTCAATAAAAGTAATGTCTGCTGAGGACGACCCAGATAATATAATAACACCGAGTGAAGAAGAAGATTCAAGATTATTTAGAGTGTCTGATAGTTCAACTAAACCATATACGGCAAAGGTGAAAATTGATTATACTGTTAATAATGGGGCATTTTCAACTTCAGATTTTGTAATCATTAATATATAACATGTCAAAAAAAATAACATACGCAACAAGAGATTTTGCTACTCTCAGAGATGAGTTAGTAAAATTAACAAAAGATTATTATCCTGATCTAATCGCCAATTTCAACGATGCATCAATTTATTCGGTATTATTAGATCTAAATGCCGCTGTAACGGATAATCTACACTATCACATTGATAGAGTATGGCAAGAAACGATATTGGATTTTGCACAACAACGACAATCGTTATTCCATATCGCAAAAACATATGGAATTCGATTACCAGGATCAAGACCTTCTGTTGCATTATGTGATTTTAGTATTACAGTTCCAGTTCGTGGAGATAAGGATGATGAAAGATACGAAGGGATATTAAAAGCTGGGTCTCAAGTATCAGGTGGGGGCCAAATTTTTGAAATTGTTGAGGATGTTGATTTCTCAAGTCCATTTAATAGTCGTGGAGACTCAAATCGGTTAAAAATACCAAATTTTGACAATAATAATAAACTTGTTTCATATACGATAACAAAAAGAGAAGCTGTAATTAACGGAGCGTCTAGAATATATAGAAAAGTTATCACAAGCCTCGATCAGAAACCATTTTTAAAGATATATTTACCCGAAAGAAATGTTTTAGGTATTACATCAGTTATTCATAAAGACGGCGCTAGTTACGGAACAAACCCATCGACAGATGAATTTATGTCGAGCGAAAATAAGTGGTATGAAGTTCCAACATTAATTGAGAATAAGGTATTTGTTGAGAACCCAACATCGGCATCAGACTCATATAATTTTAAAGCTGGTGATTATATTAATGTAACTAAGAAATTTATAACAGAATATACACCTGAAGGTTTCTTTATGTTAACATTTGGGTCAGGGAATGTAAATCCGATGGATAATCTCGATAATTACATATCAGGAAACATGCAAGTTAATCTTGCCACGTTTTTAAATAACACATCATTGGGTGAAATACCAAAATCAACATTATTCATAAAATACCGTATTGGCGGGGGAAAAGATAGTAATTTAGGAGTTAATGTTATTAATTCAGTCGATTCATATGAATTGATTATAAACGGGCCAAATAACGCAATAAATACACAAGTAAGTCAGTCAATTAGGGTAACAAATGTGACTCCAGCGATAGGTGGGTCAGATCAACCAACGATTGAAGAAATTAGAAATATGATCGCTTATAACTTTGCAGCACAAAATCGTGCGGTGACATTAAATGATTATAAATCATTAATTGAAACAATGCCAGGAACATATGGTGCGCCAGCAAAAGTAAGTGTCATGGAAGAAGATAATAAGGTCAGAATAAAATTATTATCTTATGATGAAAATGGCGCTTTGATTGACACAGTTTCAAATACATTAAAAAATAATGTATTAAATTACCTTTCAAATTATAGAATGTTAAATGATTACTTAGATATCCAAAGTGGTGAAGTTATTGACTTAGGTTTGGAAATTGATATGGTAGTTAATAAAAATGAAAATGCAACCGATATTATTAAGTCAGCAATACAAGAAACAATAGATTTCTTCTCAATAACCAAAAGAAAAATGGGAGATCCATTATTAGTTGGAGATTTAATGAGGGAAATCGGTAATGTGGCGGGCGTTGTGAATGTGGTTGATATTCGAGTTTTTAATAAAATAGGTGGGAATTATTCATCATCCGAGGTTGCACAATCATATGTTGATAACGAAACTAAAGAGATACAACAAATTGATAATACTATCTATATGAAGTCCAATCAGATTTTTCAAATTAGATTTCCAAATTCCGATATAAAAATTCGTATAAAAACACTCACTTCGACTACATATTAAATTTGTTTTTCTGTATCTTATAGAAAACGCATGAGTTTCTATTTATAGGTATGGAATATAGTTTTGAACAAAGAAATACAATATGTGGTATTAATTGTGTATATGTGATTAAAAATATTATTACACATAAAAAATATACAGGTGTACAAGATGTAATAAGAGATTTAATGAAAATACAGGTAAAATGTCTGCTTGGAATCGCGATTATGAAAAGTATAAAGAAATCTTTCGATTACGAGAGATCGAAAAATTTTCAACAATCCAAATATCAGAAATTGTTGGTGTTTCCCCTGGTAGTGTCGATAGAATACTAAGAAAATATAAAAAACATATAGTAAATGCAGAAATATAGAATTCATACAGATATTGGTGTTGATCAAAAAATTGGTGTGGAAATTTTAAACAGTTACGACATTATGGAAATTTTGTCGTTGAAATTTTCACAGAAAGATGTCTATTCTTCTGCGAACTGTGCTGATTATGGAGTTGTTGTTGGAAGAATATCAGGAAATAATGGATACGGAATCCCAAACGCCAGAGTTTCTATATTTATTCCACAATCTGATATAGATGAGGAAGATCCGGTAATATCTGCACTTTATCCATATAAAACAATCTTAGATAAAAACGAAGAAAATTATAGGTATAATCTATTACCAGCCAGACAACAACATGCGGGACATAATCCAACAGGAACTTTTCCCGACCAAGAAGATATTCTAACAAGAGAAGAAGTTCTTGAAGTTTTTGAAAAATATTACAAATATACCGTCAAAACCAATGGCGCTGGTGATTTCATGATATGGGGAGTACCTGTTGGAACACAGATATTACATGTTGATATCGATTTATCAGATATTGGTTGTTTTTCACTCAGACCGTATGATTTTATAAAAAAAGGAGTTGATATTGGTAAATTTGAAAGATATTATCAATTTAAGTCCAGTGATGATATCGATGGGTTACCACAAATTATTTCATTTGACAAAACAATCCAAGTTTATCCATTCTGGGGTAATGAAGAAATATGTGAAATCGGAATTACACGAACAGATTTTGATTTAACTGAAAGGGATATTAGAATTGATCCAGTTGCATTAATTTTGGTGTCATCAGTTACAGATGACAACAATACTGCGATAAAAAGAAATGGTAGAATAAGAAAAGAGAGCGGATATAAATG